AAAACCATGTCTCAGAATGTCTACAGGCCGCAACAATCGTCTGATGGAGAAACTAGCGAAACAGGGAGTTCTTCCTCGGGACAATATGTCTCACAACGAAGCTTTGACGTACTTGAATTCTTCAAAAGAGTTGAAGAAATCTTACGAGGAGAAAGTTGCACAACTGACCCGTCTTTATTCGGCGGTCTTAATGCAGCTCACTATGCGGCGGTACTTGTGGCGAACTACGGTCCCGGACGTCTTGAAGTCGGACAGTACGATGCTCATCCTGTGGGGGAGGCTTTCACGAGAGCTTTCCCTAACATACGATCTCTCGACGAATGGATGTGTGATGAGAATGTCGCAAGCTTACTCGAAGAAGACAGACGCAATGAAAGAAGAGTTCTTAAATCAATTGCTGTCATGGCATTTGGAAAAATTATCGTTGAGGGCGATCTCAGAAACCAGCTCATTGAGAGAATTGGCGGAAGTAGCAGTCTCTCGACTGCAGGGCGATGGCTCTTCCGCCAATTCTATACAAATGGAATTGGAGTGAAGATTCGTCTTCCTGCATTGAACCCAGTTCAAATGTTCGCTTTTATGCTGTTTGAGGAAAGGTTTAAATTCATTTGTAAGATGGCCAACAATGCCTGGAGGAAAGTGGTGAAGGAAACTCGAATTTCTCCCCACGAACTTGGTGTTGAAGATCGGATTGCAGGAATGAGGTTGAATCTTCATGAAGGTATTTTCGACTATTGTGAGTCACAAACACGACCAACTGTGCAAATGTTCAGCGTGTTCTCAAAAGGAACTGCTGAAAAAGTGGATGAAGTTGTCACCGAAAGCCGTGAGGCTTTGAGTGATGTTCGCAAAGTTGCGAGCAGTGCCCAGGAGGTGATGCAGGAATTGACTGCAACGGCAACGGCATTAAAGACATCCATGCCACAAGTTAGTGAAGCCGCCAAAGCTGTGACGGAAACAACTGTTACTATTAACAGCATACTCGGCTGGTTGAAGGATCTTGCCCCAGTTGCCCTAGGGATTGCTGTGGTGTTGATTGCAATGTGGAACTTTTATTGGCCATCTTTGATGAGCCGTGTTCTGCTGGGTGTTGTGACGACTATGTCATTTGGGCTAATTGGCCTCAAATTGTGGAAACAATTCCCTTTAGTATTGAAAGCTCTCAGCTCTCGTACTGATGATGCAGCCGTTGATGATAGTGCGTCCTCGGTTTATTCTGTTGATTTTGACAGGATTAAGGACCAAGTTCCAATGTCGTTGCGGGAAGCCCAAGAAACAATCATGCAAGGGATACCACATGCCAAAGCTCAAGGAGGCATACAAGCACTTGAGTTTGCAAGTGCTATTGTCGCCATTGTTGGCGTATTTGGTTTTGTTGCTGATACCGGATCAATTATGAAAAAGATTTCGGGTTTGGCTGCTGCCAAGAAAGGAATTGATGTGATTGTTGAAGTTGTCTTGAACATCATTGTTTATATCGCGCCCACCATCCAAAGATGGACAGGAATGGATATAATTTCAAAGCTTTACCCAGATGACGGTTTGAGAGATTTCTTAACAGAAGCTCAGGCCACATTGGCTAGTGCCAAGCATGGTGTTTTACCAGTGCTTGATGATGAGCTGCAAAAATTGTATCGATTGATCACTGCTGGCCACGAATTGGCTCTTCGCCTGAAGAAGGACAATAAGGAGCCTTTGTTGGCTTATTTGACTCCGGTCATGCGGGAGTTGACAAAACTCCATGACACAGTCAAAGAACGGTTGATGACCGCAAAGAAGCCACCGATTGTTCCAGTTCTGGCAGTTTTTATGGGGACAAAATCTGGCACGGGCAAAAGCACAGCAATGAATGCATTGGAGGAAGCTCTGAGCATCAAAAGTTGTGAAGATCCCTCAACAGGAAAGACTGATATGAAGAAGTTGGAAAGTTGGAAGAAAAGCAAGAAACCATATGTCCATTTCACCAATGGTGACAAGTGGGACGATGGCATCAATAACAGTACAGAAATTGTGCGAATCAATGAAGCTTTTATGAAAACGACAGCCCCAGGGATGGAAAACTCAGATGCAGAACGCATCATTAAATGGGTTAACCCTGAAGAACTGTCTGTTCAATTTTCTTCTGTTGAACAGAAAGGTACGACTGGTGTTAGGCCTAAGTTCATACTGGCAACAACCAACGTGTCTGATTTTGCACAACAAAAACAGATTGTGAACCCCCAAGCTGTTGTCCGTAGGATACAGGATGGCATTAACGAAGGGACTGTGATTTGGTTCGAGGGTTTGAGTGAAGGCTCTTCCAAAGGTTTTGACCCAACCCGTTTGAATATGACCATCGCAAAAAGGGTTCAGGGTGAACAGTCCATGTCCTTTGAGAAAGGAACGGAAGCAGTCACCTTTTCCCAAGTCGTTGAGAACTGCTGTAAAGCGGCAGATACGCACAGGAAAGAAGGACTGCAACAAGCTGCGGATTTCCAGATCCAGGCAGAAAGGATCATGGACAGTTATTATCGTGCCAGATCGTTGCCTCAGGAGGTAAATGACTTGCTCGATGAAGCAGCAGAAGAGTTCGACATCAAAGCTCAAGGAATTGAGGATGATCCGATTGTGGTGGAGCAAGCACCATTTAGTCCGGATGACCCCGGTTTCACGGATAATGATATTGAAGGACACACTTTCACCGTTACCAACATGAAGTTGGACGATGATAGGCAAGGGACCAAGCAAGAAATGATTCTTGCCTTTGACGAGTGTGAGCACTGTCACAATGAAGAAATTATTGAGTATGAAACCTTCAGGGCAGGGAAGTTTGGAACAATTAATGCGACTTCCACTCTTGTCCGCTCATTCAAATTCAGAAAGCCAGTCCTATTGCAAGTCCGTGGATTTGTGCTTCGGTATAGGGGACCAAAAGTCACTATTAGCGAAGTTAAGAACATTTCAGGAATGGACATTGGTGATATGCCAAGCCTCGAAGAAGTGGGTGATGAAGGACATTTCTTCACAATTGGGAAGTACAAGTTTTCGCTCGACAGAGCGTACACAAGGAGCTTCTTCATTAAGGAGATGTTCGTGCATGACCTCCAATTCATTGGTCATGCAATCGCCTTCCAAGGGATTGTTGGTGTTGCCAAGGCAGAAGTTAGAGTCAAGGTCGCTGAAAAATTCGGCCTTCATTCTTGGTACCCCAGTTATCGTGTGATAAGTTTGTTCAAGCGATGGGGTTACAAAGACGACAAAATTCGTCTGCCTTTTTGGTCTTGGCGTATCCAGATGACACTCGAGCACCCCACTTGGGGAGGAATAAGCATTGGGCATGACTCGTTTGCTTTTGCTACGTGGCTGTTGGATTCTGTTCTTGAACTTGCCATTGACCCCCTGTTTGTGTTCAATTATCTAGTAACAAATTGTGCTGAGATTGGCCGCATGACGGGAAAACAAATTGCCGATTTTGTCAAAGGATTTGACAAAAAGAGGCTGACTATGGTTGCAACTGTGAAAGAATTCCCATCAAAAGTTTGGGAAACTTTGAAACAAGGCGTTGAGTACCTAAAGAACAAGCTGTATGATGCTGCAAAGGCGGTGTGGAAATTTTTCACTGAACATGCGGCACTTATTGCTACTCTTATTTCAGTTATTGCAACTGGCATTGGAGTCTTTTATGGGTTCTCAAACAGCTCTGAAGTTACGATCCAAAGTGGTGCTGGAACAAGAGCATACACAAGGACTGTCTCCAGAGGGCATGTTTCAGCTCGCAATGTGCGGATGAAACGTGTTGTTGCACAAATTGGTGACCAGAAGACTGTTGCTATCAAGGATATCGTGCAAGCGAATTCTTACAGTGTTCATGTTCTGGGAACTGATGGAGCTTCTTACCAAAAGGTGGGATATGCGACTTTTGTGAAAGGTCGTAAAGCTATTGCAAATGCGCATGTTGTTCGCGCCATGATTGCAAGGAAAGAATTGTTGGCACAAAGTAGTGTCACGCAAAACGTGTTCAAATTTGAACAAGGTGAGCTGATTGTTAATTTCGGCCCCAGCGACGTCACAATGGCGACGTATGGGAAGTCAGATCTCGCCACGATTGAATTTTTGAACACGAAGTTGATTCGTGAACACATTGATATCATGAAACATTTCATGATCGAGAAAAAGATGAACACGTACCACCATTCAGGACCAAAATCCATGTTGGTTAATTGCGATGCATTTGAAAATTCCACGACAACAGTCGGGGGTTCAAGCATCGAGTTTGACACGAGAACTGGAGAGAAGGTTTGGGTGGATCTCTTCTTTGGTTATGATATAAAAACAAAAGATGGAGATTGTGGTTCGATTTTGCTCTCGAACGATGGTACCACAGGTGGCCAGATTCTTGGAATGCATGTTGCAGGTGACAATAAGGCAAATGGATTCGCCTTTAGGATACCTCGCGAGGACGTTCGTTTTGCCATTGATGGAGTGAACTTCGATGAAGTGGAAGACTTGCCAGAGATTGAGGAATATCAAAAGTCCGAGATCAAGGCTCAAGACGGTCTACCTTATGATCCCTCAGTTCATACAGGGATAGTTCACACCTTTAATGCGCCTTTGAAATCAGGTGTTCACTCGAAGACCAAGAAAGTGCCCTTTCTGGGGACAACAGTTGAACCAAAAGGCAGAACGACAGCTTTGTCCAATTGTGCTCCCAAATATTACGGGAATGCTAGGCAAACCTATGTTCAAACAGACGCCGATATTGACGGCGATTTGATGTATTTGATAGGACAACACCTCGGTGCATTGCACCGATCCCACTCAAAATTGGGATTTGACATGTTGTCCCTTCGCGCAGCCATCCAAGGAGAAGTTGACAGTGCGTTGAAATCCATTGATTCAAGTACTTCAGCAGGTTACCCGTGGAGTGCTCAGAAAATCGGGAAGGACCAATTTTATTTTATTGATGAAAGAGGGAAAGTTATTCCCGGACCAATGTTCCCTCTTCTACTAAAAAGGGTCAACATCATCATGTCGGTGTTGTTGGCTGGTGGAGATGTCGATTTACTCTTCACTGACAATTTGAAAGATGAAAGAAGGAAAATTGAAAAGGTTCAAGCTGGGAAATCTAGGCTGGTGTCTGCCTCACCCCTTGAACTGACCATTGTCATGCGAATGCTCTTTGGTTCTTATATGGAATCGATTCAAGCAAGTCCTGTTAAAAGTGGGACAGCTATTGGCCTCAACCCTTATGGATTGGGTTGGGACTCATTGGCAAAACAAATGGAAGCCAAGTGCGGTAATCAGCCACGCTGTGGAGCAGGTGATTACCAAGGTTGGGACGGACATCTCAACGAAGTGATTGGGCTTGCATTGAAGGGAAGTACCGACAAGTTTTATGAAGGTGCTCCAAAAGATGAGTGTAAGGCAAGACACACCCTGTTGCGAATGCTCTTTCAATCACAACACATTCGTGGTGGTGTTATTGAACAGTGGGCCACCAAAATGGAAGGAACCCTTAAGGGTTTTGGGTGGCCCAGTGGAAATGCACTTACTGCGCCAGGCAATTCAGATATGAACCTGGCTTCATTCTGTTACCATTACGTCCAACAACATGATGGTGACGTTTCGAAGATACCAGAGTTTTTCAAGCTCGTTATGTTGATCGTCATTGGTGACGACAACACATTCGCTGTGAGTGAAGGGTTGGAAGAGATGTTCATTGAATCCAATATAGCCGTGACACTCGCAAAGATGGGCATGATCTTGACCTCAGATGTGAAGGGTGAAGTGAACACAAAGATGCGTCACCTCACCGAAATTTCGCTAATCAAGCGCAAGTTCAGGTATGACGAGTATGTTGCGAGGTGGGTTGCACCCCTGGATTTGGATGTTGTCATTGAACAATGTATGTGGACCCAAAACACATCATACTTGGCAACAGCCATCCAGAATTTGAACGTGACTGTCCGTGAATTGTCATTGCACGGCCGCGAGGTTTTTGACGAGTGGATGCCAAAGTTGCGCGCATTCTACGGAAAACACTTCATTGTGGATAGCGAGTCGTGGGAGACGGTCATTCAGACCGCCTGCAACTCGACCATTTTCCATCTATGAAAAAGCACCCCCATTCAGGTTAAGGGGAAAACCTGGAGTGGATAGGCCGACAGCCTGCTCTACTGAAGAGGAATGCGAGGACCAACATGAAACTAAGTCCAATAAAGAATTCCGATTTGACCAAAGACCAGCGCTCTGTGTATTGATATTAAGACTTGTCCCCGGAAAGGTTTATCAATCGCAAATGTCCAACACGACCAAAAACATTTTTGATGAGCTCGGAAACTACACCCAGACCTCAGGGATCGAGCCGTCAACGTCCACGACCATTGTCCGAGATGATGCCGACACATCGTCAGTTACAGCGGGTGTCGATCGTTTACGACTTCCCATCATCAACTCAGTTACTGTCACGGGATCCCAACGGCTTCACGATTTCTTTCGAAAGCCTACCAGACTCACCACAGGAAATCTCACGACCACAGACGCAACGAGAATTCCTGCTGCGCCTATTGAGGTGGACAAGGTCCTTATTGGCACGGCCCAGAAGCAATCAAAGTTCTCAGGAAACTTACTATGGAGGGGAGACATCGTGTTGAGGTTGCAAGTCAACGCGACGCGTTTTCAAAGTGGCAGATACCTCCTTGCCTGGTTCCCAACATGCGGGTCCAATTTCACAGATGCCAGTGTTCAGGCGTTTTACCGCATGCATTCGTGCAATCTGATGCAAATTTCGCAATTGCCCCATGCAGAAATCGATATTGCGAAGCAGACCTCAGTTGAATTGCGCATCCCGTTCACGTCCATCTACCCGTTCCATACTGTCAAGTCCACAGGTTCAGACATGGGATTGGGTGCCGCATTCATCTTCCCTTACGCCAAGTTAGCGGGAGGGAGTGGCAACACTACTGCCCCTTTTGTTCTTTGGGGCCATTTTGAAAACATCGTTTTATCTGGTCCGACGGTTACACAGTCTGGTATTGGAGGTTCTTCAAACGCTGGGATTGAAGTGAGGAGTGCTCTGCCTTCTGAAAAGAAAAGACAAAACGAAAACGTTTCCCGTTACAACAGGATTAACGTTCCCTATCCTGCAAATGTCGATACGCGTTCAGCATCGACGACTCTCGGCATGTTGTCCACAACAAACATAGCCCAGAGTGTGGGACAAGGAGACGGAACCCAAGAAACTGGAATCGATTTCATCAAAAAGAGGCCAGCTTATTTGACCACGTTCAATTGGCCTGCGACTTCTGCCACGGATACGAACTTGTTGTCTTACGGCCACAACGTGCTCTACACCAGTTCATATGGAAAGGGCACAACATACACCCCTGTTGCGTTTTTGGGGACAATGTTTAAATTGTGGCGCGGTTCGATGATTTTTAAGTTCAAAATGGCGAAGAATGAGTTCTATTCAGGACGGCTCGTTGTCATGTATCAGCCCAGCTACAGGGTGGCCACGTTCAATGCCCTTCAAGCAGGGAAGCAAGAATACGCTTTCCGAGAGATCATCGACATTCGAGACTCGTCCGAATTTGAGGTGGTTCTACCATACATCTCACCAGAACTTTGGACGGCGACGACTGACACCGTGGGGTGGCTATCTATCGACGTTCTTGACCCGCTGCTTGCACCGAACACTGTTGATCAAAATATTGCAGTGATTGTTGAAGTGGTGGGCGGCGATGACTTGGAGTTTCAGTACCCTGTCGCCAAAGACCATCGACCATGGGCCCCTATCACTGTTCAATCAGGGAAGTTGGAGGAGACTGAGACACCTCGTGTGGACTTCGGTGTTCC